TGTAGGGCTCCAGACATTGGTTGCCTTCTTGCTTTTATATCTAGGTCCTCAAAAAGTTTTACAATTTTTCTTTCTACTCTTGTTCCTTTTATTTTTGCTTTACTACTCATCTCTATCTCTATTAATTATATAATAAGCAATGATAGTAGCTACAAAAATAGCTATGATACCTACAGCCAACATTCCAAATCCATCAGCTACACTCATGCGAATATATCAAACTCTGTACTTGCAACAGATTGCTTAAATTTATTATTAGTTCCTCTTGTTAATCTTTTATGCTCACCACCTCCAAGCAGTAAGTACATAAAGGCATCACCAACATGCGAATGTTCATTCTTGTTTGGAGCATCCTTATATCTTTCACCACCAGATATTTGTACTCGTTTAAAATGATAGCCACCAGATAATGCCTTTCTTAATCTTTGACATCTCTTATCTACAAGCAAACCTGGTTTACCTTCTATCAATCTATTCATAGGCATAGCTCCAGCCTCTCGTCTTACTCTGAAATCATTTGATGCAGTTGGTCTAGCAGTCAATCCTATAGATCTTAAATGATCAAAAGCTGTAACCTCATAGATCTCATCTCTCTTCATACCAGCTGGATCTCCATGGACCAGAACCTCAAACTTAGGAAACTTACTAGCCAGTTCTGTTTTTAACATTTCACCAAATCTTTCTAATCCCATATCAAAGGTAACTAACTCATGTAAAATATTCCAGGTACCTTTTGTAGTTCTTTGGCCAAAGATTGCAGCTGGTGTTAAACCAAAGTCCACACCTACCTGGATAGGTAAACTTATATCTGGTTCTAAATAATCTGCTGCCATCAATGTATCATCATACTCAGATAAAACTGGTTTACCCTCTTGCACATAAGTATATAAGCCTTGAGCATAACATCTAATCCAATCTAAATTTTTTCCGAGTAGAGTTTGTTCATAGTAACCAGTCGGTAAATTTTTTTTATTTTCTGCATTTGGATTTGTCATCCACCATTTGTTTGCTGACATAACAAAACCATTAGCCTCTGGGTTTTCTGGTAAATCTTCTTTAGTATATTCTACAACTGCACCTGGCTGCTTAAAAAAACTCCATCTATATTTACCTTTCATCTTTTCTTTTTCTGCAAGTCTGTACCACCAATGATCATCATCCATAGGATTGGTATCCATGATAATCCCTCTCCAGGGTTTGGCCCCTCCATCTGATAATGTAGGATACCTTCCAACTCTATGTGTTAATCCATCTATAACAGCCTTAGGTAATTCTCTTGCCTCATTCACCCAGGCTCCAGTCAATTCCATAGATAAAAGTTTTCTAACATCCTTTGGTTGGTCCAATGCTAAGAAGATAACTTCACAATCTATACCTGGAGCTCCATCTCTTGATGGTAATTTTATATGATGTGTCAATGGAGGGCTCCATCTAAAAGGCCCCCAAATGTTTTCTGGAAATAACTCTTGCCAAGTTTTAATAGTAGTTGTCCTAAGCTCTGGATAAGAATTACGAACTACAACAAACCTAGAATACTTGATCCCATCCTTAGGACTGGCCACTTGCTGTACAGCTTTCAACATTATCTCAGCTGCACATGCGTATGACTTGCCAGATCCAACTGGCCCCATCAATCCTCTTACAAATGATTTGTCTTGTAGAAATTTCCAAACTGTTTGTGATGTAGAAAAGTCTAGCTTTAGATTTGTTATTGCATCACTCATTCACATATACACCCAAATAGATCACCACTACCATCATTCATTACATGTCTATTTATGGGAGCATCATGATAGGTTGTCAATTTTAATCTTAAAATATCACAAAGCTCAAAGCAATCTACTGCTGTTAATAATGTAATACTCTGTAACATTTCTTTTGTAACTGTAACTAAACTATATATACCATCACTTAAAATAATTAAACTCACATTCCACCTCGGTTTCTTTTTTTCCAAGATCTTTTCTTATGCTTATTCATACTTGAGAACTTGGGTTTTTTTCTTTTTGATATACTTGTTTTCTTAGGGATCCTTTCATGTGGGAGTTTGTTTACATCAAACTTTACTCTTGCCATTATCCTCCTCAATATCAATTATTGGTTTTGCTTGTTCTGGTCCTTGCATTACAATACCAACAACTGATGGCCTATCACTATCCTCATGTTGTTCTAATAATCCAGCAGCTTTAGCCAACACTCTAAGTACAGCTACCTTATCATGCAGCTCTACCTCTAGCTGAGGGCCTAGTTTTGTCGGAGTAACTTTTATTTTTTTTATCGCTTTAACAGCAGCATCCGATATGTTTTTCGTATCTTTAATAGTAACATTACCTTTATCATCCCACTCCATAATATCGGCAATATTAGCTTGAGCTATATCAACAAGTTCTGTAGCTACACTCTCCTTGTTGTGTTCAATAATTTCAGATTTCTGTACTCTCCTCTGGACCACTCGGACACCACCGAACCGATCCAAAGGAGGTTTAACTATTCTTTTACTAGAATGGGATTTTGTCATCCGATAATCCTTCACTTGCTGCTGATTGCTGGTGAAGAGGTATCTGAGGTTTATCCTTGTTTTCAAATACTCTTATCTTCGTAACGAAATCACCTTTGTTATAATCTTTGGTAGGATCCTTCTTATACCAATTAAAATCTTTAGCTCCTGGTACTGGAGTTCTCTCCCTTGTTTCCTTGTCAAAGTTAGAGGCATCCCATACCTCAATAATATATTCTCCTTTTGGGATTTCAAGTGTTTCCATAACTTTAAAGTTACGATTGCTGTGTGTCGGTCCACTCATATCTTTCCTTTTTCCTTTTATGTTTCCTTTTGTTAAGTGGAGCTGCTTTGACTAGCCTAGGATGAGAAAGCAATACTCCACCTATATAACTAAAAATAACTAACCCACTATAGTTTTAACCTAGAGAAAGTTATGTGAACAGTATAAATGATTTGTAAAATAATTGCAAAAAAATTGTGAGTTATCCCCCCATATAGATCAGCGCCAGGGGGGGGCAAGGTGTGCCTTTTCTGCAACACTCGGCCTTTTTTATTTTTGCTGGAGGACTGCGCTATCTAGGCTGCATTTATAAAATGTAAAGGTTCGTTTACGATTTATAAATTACCTAGGCATCTTCATTTTCCTAGATAGTTTCTTAACCATATCCTGGACCAGTTCCTTATTGTTATTAGGTTTGTCTTTCTTGACGAATACATCCTTATAAAAGACTATTCTTTTGGGACAATCCCTTTTGTTATTCCTTCTCCAGATAAGGATCTCTTTAATTCTAGCAGCAGCCCTGGCCTCGGTAAGTCCATTCTGTACCCATTCAGAAACAATCTTCTCATCATCAATACTATATTGGACCAGAGTTCCGAAAATCTCTTGGGTTATTCTTACAAACTCATTTAATATATTTCTCACTATAGGGTATATATGATTGTTCTTTGGGTTGTTATGCATGTACTCTGACTGCATATCTGGATATGTATTGGGAGCCATATTAGAACCATTCTTATCTACAGTCTTATGTACTCTAGGTGCATAATTCTTTTTCTCCCCACCTTTAGGGCCTACATGTATTTCTGGTTTATCTTCATAAGCTCTGTCTTTGTCTGGTACCATAGCTAGTGCATCCTCTTCCTTAATCTTAGGATCAAACACCATAAAGTATTTATTACCTTTGAGGCCAGGATGTTTCTTGGCATAGCGAATGTAATCCCACTCAATAAGTTTCTTAATATGTCTTGATACAGTAGATTGAGTTATATGTAAATTCTTAGCTATTGTAGCTTGGTTCGGCCAACAGACACCTTGCCTGGATGTATAGTTACCAAGTGCTGCAAGTATCATAAAGGTTCTTGGATAGGTCTTGAACCTTTTATCTATTACAGCTCTCTGAGGTAGTACACAAAAATGGCCAGGTGTTCTGCCTTTACCATAGTCTGCTTTTTTATCACTCATTATCTGGTTGGGCCTCGGATTTTAGCTTAGTCGCAAGTTTGCTATAATCGGACCACAATTCAATTCCACTTTCCTTTTTAATACTCCAGCATCCAGCTTTATTTCTTTTAAGTCTTACATGATGAATGATAGTTGTATGATCTCTGTTACCACATGCTCGGCCAATAGCTGGTTGTGAGGCATGTGTAAGTTCATGAGCTAAGTTTATATATACAGATCTTACTCTAACTAAATCAGCATGTCGTCTATTAGATCTAATATCATCTGGAGCTATCTCAAAGTAATCACAGACAGCCTCAAGTATATCTGACATCCATACTCTTTTAGCTCTCTCCTCTGGTTTAGGTCTATACTTATCTCTTCTCTTCAATACTCGGAGCTCATCCATTAACTTATCTATCTTGCTCTCCAGGTAGTCTATCCTTTTTTTATTATCATCTTGTTTAGGTTGAACAATAGGCATAGATCTTTGTTGTACATACTCGTAACCTGGTGGTGGTTTGATTACATTATTTGGTATCTTTGTCATTCTTATCCTCCTTTTTATTTCTAAAACGAATGATGCCAGGGTTCAGTAGCTCCTCAATATCTTCCTCAGTAAGCTCGTCTGGCTCCTTATCCTGGGCCTTTTTCTTTTGTGTCTTTTTCTTGATCATGTCTGTTAGTTCTTTGAGTAATCTCTCGCAGTACCAATGAGCTTTACCAGCATCATCCCTGGCTCCCTCAAGAGTTTCTACCTTCTTACCCATTCGCATGATGTACTTGCAGATATTAAATTTGATAGCTCCAATCTTTTCTGCGTCTGTAAACTGAGATGTGATTGCATCAAAAGTTTGTATTGGATTATCTTTGTAGTGTGATGGATTTATTTTATCCTTCATTTGATCCTCCCATTCTAGCTGCGTTTATCATTTTATCTATTCGGTCCTGGACTACCTTGGGCCTAATAGATATTCCCATCTCTAAGATTTCAGACACCAATGTTGCCATAGGTATTCTCTCTACCTTAGCTTGGTCCTGGATCTTATCTTTTAATTTTTCTGGGATCTTCAAATAGAATGGTACAATCTTCATATTTTTAGCCATTTTTACCTCCTTAAAAAATATTTAAAATATATCTTGCAAATATATAGATAATAACTATATTAACAATATGAACAAAATAAGACCACTAAATATAACTAACAAAGGAGTAAAGTAATGAGTGCATACCATGTAGATACAGAATGTTTTGGTAAAGTATTAAAAGCTATCAGCAAAGCTGGTGCTTATGGACCAAGACACAATGAAATACAAAAACTAAAAGACCAGTACAATAAAAATCCTGGTAAAGTTTTAGTTAATTTAATCAATCTTAATAGACTTAGCTTAGATGAAAGATACGAAGATAGTAAAGATATGTATGTTGGTGTTAATCAAGTTAAGGCTGTTTGGTTAAGTAAACAGTTAGGTCATAATGATGTTGCTTTATACAAAAGCCTAAGTTGTTTTTTATACCAGGCATGTGAAGGTAAAGCTGTTAAGAAAAGTTTATACAAAACTCTAAGTGCTATCCAAGATGTCTTTGCTCACGATTTAGTAAGACAAGTTCCTGGATACGAAGATGCAAAGTGGGGTTAATCATGAATAAGGAGCACACTATGGACAATAAAAAACACTACCTAAGATCTACAAGAAACTTATATTATAAGAATGAAGGACCAATAAAGGTTTACTATTCTTATGTTACTCCAGTAGCTTTTGAAACTGATGCTGGATATTTACATGTATCTAAAAATGTTTGGAGTGTAACTACTGGCAGACACTTAACTTGGATTGATGGAGGTAATCATGACAATAGAATAGAGCATGGTGAATTCAAAAAACTATTAGACAAGTTTAGAAACAAGTCTGAACCAGAGCAGAAACCAGATCATCTTAAAACTGTTGGACTTGTATCTGCTATGTTTGGAATATTATCTGAGAATGACAAGGAGGCTAAAGTAAAATACCAAAAAAGATTTTACGAGAAGGTTCCTGGTTTACAATTTCCAGATGATTGGGATCAGTTAAGCACAGAAGAGAAAGAAAAAAGACTTGATGGTGTAAACAAGATAGCACTAGAAAAGAGAGGTAACTAATGAAGATAATTAAAAACACATCAGCATTTGACAGTAAAAAATTAAGATCTTTATTTTCTTTGATACATAATCAAGTAGCAAAGTATGAAGGAAGATTAAAACATTGGAATAGTTTAAAGATTATTGTTAGACAAAAATCTCATGGTTATTCTGGACATGCTTATGTAGGCCAAGTTTGGTATGACAGCTCTGTACCAAAAGATAAAAGATGGGATGTTTTTCTTTCAGTATCAAAAGATCTTTCTCTTTATAAACTAGCTCAGTTATTTGCTCATGAGCTTTATCACTCTTATGGTTTTGGCAGCCATAAATCTTTTAGACATGATCCATTAGATGAAAAACAATTTGAGGTTATCAATAAAAAGTTTGACATCAAAGATCTTTTAAAAGTTGAAAAGCCAAAAGTTAAGATTGATTATGTTGCTCTTAGATTTGAAAAAGCAAAAAGAGCTTTAGCTAAATGGGAGAGCAAACAAAAAAGAATAAACAATCTAATTAAGAAATATAGAAAGCAAGTTGCTTACTATGAAAGGAAGGTAAACTAATGAATAAGATTGTAGCTTTAGTAAGAGTAAGTACAGACAAGCAAGATGTAAACAATCAAAAGTTTGCAATAGAAAAAAAATATCCTGGATATGATATTGCCTGGTTTGAGGAGCCAGGCATATCTGGTGCAAAGAAATTTAGAAATAGACCAGAGCTCCAGGCTGCAATCAGACTAGCTAAAAAATCTGATTGTCCTCTTGTTGTATATTCTTTGAGTAGATTAGGTAGGACCTATGAGGTTGGACAATTCCTGGAAGATAACAAAGGTAAAATAAAACTAGATGTTTTAGATACACCTAACTTGGATGATGCAATCGCTGGGTTCCATGTAGCTATCAATAGAATGGAAAGAATTAATATCTCTAATAGAACAAGAGCAGCTCTAGCTAGATTAAAAGCTGAGGGTAAAGATCTTGGTAACTTAACTAACTTAGCTGAGGTAAGAGTGAGAGGTCATGCAACAATCAAAGCTAATGCAGATAAGTACGCAAAAGATATAAGAGATATTATTGAAGGCATCAAACTCTCTGGAATAAAAACACTCCAGGGTATTGCAGATGCTTTGAATAACAGAGGTGTCAAAACTTATAAGGACAAAGTTTGGTATCCTACAACAGTAAAAAATGTCCTTGAAAGGGAGGCTGCGTAATGGCTAAGTACAAACAATACAAAAAAAAGTATGAAGATGCTGAGATAGAAAACAATAATCTTTTAGATCAGCTTGATAACAAAGATGATAAAATTAAAGAACTTGAAGAAAAAATAGTTTCTTTAAATACATCTATCTTAGATCAAACAATAAGCAGTTTACAAAAACAAGTCATTTTATATGACAAGTTAGTAAATGCTTTAGAAAGTAAAACAAATAACTACTACAATAATTACAGCTCACCAGCAGTAAATAATGGTGCTGTTGCTACAAGTAGTTCTACTTTAACAACAATATAAGGGGTTGCTAATGAACAGAATATGGACTAAATATATAAGCAAGATGAACATAAAAGAAACATTATTGTTCTTAGCCGAGGGTGTAGCTTTCTTGCTATGCCTGGCTGCTATCTATTTCTTAGTCATTGTTGGATGTGCTTTGGTAGATAGTTGTTACTATTACTATGTACCTGGAGGGGGAGTTTGATGGTAGATAGTGGTAGAAAAACATCTTATAAAAGGAAAGAACTTGGAGGGAGTGTTGTTGGCTCCCTCTTAGTCAAAAGTTTCAAGACACCTAACCAAATCTTGAAAGATGCTCTACATGAGTATGATGGGAAGGAGGCTATCAATGACATAGCTAACGAACCAAAGGTTATTGCTGGTAGAGAATTAGAACCAGTAATTTTAAAAATGTTCATGGACCAACTGAAACCTTTTTGTCAAGGTACAACAAAGGTTAAGATGACTGTACCTAAAACAGCTCACTTGTATCAGTTGAAAAATGGAAAACTTGGCAGCTCTTTAGATGGTATGTTACACATATCTCCAGGAAATCTTGAGCTCTCCGACTACACAAAGAAATCTTTTAGCTTATCAAATAAAGTTGTCTTAGAGTGTAAGAATTATTCTGGAGCTGCCGAGGATGAACCTTATCCAGCTTACAAGTATCAGATCCAACAAGCTCTGCTTACTACTGGATGTGAACATGGTATCTTGGTTAGGTTTGTAAAGGGTTGGCAGCTACAATGGTTTATATATCAAAGAGATCATAGAATGATTGATGAGATTATAAATGCTGGTAATGATTTCTGGGATAGGTTTGATGGCATAAAGAATGGCCATGACTACTGGTACCCACCAGCTGATACTGCTGAGGCTAGTCTAATCTATACAAGTAATGGATCTAAAGAGGTCCATGATATGAGTACACATAACAAGCTAGGTATTTTGATTGAGCAATTTGTATCTGCATCTGCTGATGAGAAAGAGGCTAAGAAAAGAAAAGATGCTGCATCAATGTACATGAAAGAAATACTTGGTGGTCATGAGGTTGTTAAGTTTAATGACTACACAATTAAGCATACAACAAATCAAAAAAAGAAAACTAAAACTGTAACACTACCTGGTGAGTTCACTAGCTATAGAAGATTTACAGTAGAGGGAGGAAATAAATGAGTAAAGAAAAAGTTAGACCTAATATTTACAAAAAAATATTTGATGTTCAACATGAGTGTGGGAGTGTAATCAAAGATGCTAAAAAAGGATTACAATATAAACCACTATCATATAATTCAGTTAATGGAGTAGTAAGACCAGCATTAGAAAAACATAAACTTACTTTGATACCTTATGTAAAATCACATGAGCAAGTTGATAATCAAACAAGATGTGTTATGGCTGCAAGAGTTGTTGATGTAGAAACTGGAGAACATATTGATGTAGGAGATTACTTTGGTTATGGGAATGATACCCAGGATAAAGGACCAGGTAAAGCTATGTCTTATGCTTACAAGTATCTTTTATTAAAATTATTCTTATTAGATATTTCTGATGAAGAGGATAGTGAGAAGGGTAAAAATCAAAATGTTATTGATAAGGATTGGATGGATAAGTTTAGAGATAAACTATTGAAGGATGTAGATTTTTTTATTGAAGATACAAACTTAACCAATGCAGAAAAGATCCATGAGATTATTGAATTGAAGAAAAGAGTAAAACCAGATTGGGAAAAATATGAGTTCATGGATAAAGGTGCAGCTAACATGTTGGCTGATAAAATTAATACTAAGATAGAGGAGCTAGAACCAAATGATGCTAACACCAAACCAGCTTAAAGTATTTGACTTTATAAATAGTTATATAAAGCAAAAAAGGGTACCACCTACAATACGAGAGATAGCTCGTAAGCAAGGGTGCGTACATTCAAACATCTGGAGGATCTTGAGGAACATAGAGCAACGAGGATACATCAAGATCCATACTGGAAAATATAGAGGGATAGAGGTACTGAATGGCAACAGCATACAAAAGTAGATTTAGAAAGTGGTTTGTCAAGGAACTGATCAAAGCCTTTGATGGTGAGAATGATGTAGTCGTAATCACCTTTGATGAAAAGTATAATGAGAAGGGTGATCCAGTTCAAAAGTTCTATTCGGCTGATAACATTGACCTGGAGGTGCTGCACAAAACTGCCACAATCCAAGTCAAACCTTTTGAGGAGTTATGGGTGAGAAAGAATAGAGAACGAGTTGAGCACATATTTCTAAAAGAACCTATTGAGAATAAGACTGGAAATTAAATAGCATTTAATGGGCCTTAGATACCCCAAATTTTTAGATGTAGGGTTTTTATGAGCTTACCCCTTGCTCATCTCTTTCCAAGCCTTTCTGATAGCTCTCTGCGAGGATTTTGTAAAGACTGACATGGGATATACATTGGTATCACCATATCCTATATCATCTTCATTCTGGTACGAGGCAAAGGTCCTTACACACTCTACTCCATCATCTTCAAAGATCTCATACAGATAAGCCTCAGTAATTATTGTTGCACATTTTAGTTTACTAAACTCATAATCAGTACAGAGAGAACTGGATCCAACAATATCTAACCAGGTAAGTTTTATAAATAAATGTTTCTTGTTATTTATAGTAACTGATCTAGGCACTACACTAACTCACCGATCC